AGAATAGGTGCACAAAGTGTAAAAAACATGTTTACAAATGATTAAAAGTATGTTATAATATACTATTATGGGCAAATTAATAAAATTTCCAACAGGCGAGGAACTAAAACAAATAGCCAAGGCTAAAGAGGTCAGAGATGAACAAGAAGTTCTAAATGAAGCCTCAGATAATTGTGTTAAAACATCAAAATTTTTATTGGAAGTATTAGAAGAATTTATATTAACAGGCGAAGTAGGTCAAGATTTTATGGATATGCAATTCAGAGATGAATCATTCCAGGAATCAAGAGATATGTTTGTTATTGTAAATATGATTAATGCTATGTTGCATCGTTATTATGCAATACCACATAACCTTCATAAAGAATTTGATAAATTATATGTCGGAATTAAAGCAATGGAAAAACAACATTCCCAGGCCGAAGAAGAATTGGAAGAGGAATACGAAATTTTATTTACACCTGACTTTGATTTAGATGGAGAAGATGATGACAGAGATTAGTTGGTGGGTATTAACCTTTTTTGCATGGGTTATAATACCTTATGGATTTATATTAATAGGAGATTATTTTGATATTACTTGATTACAGTCAAATTGCATTATCCAATATTATAGTGCAAAGACTAAACGATGAATCCATGATTCGACATATGATATTAAACAGTATTCGTATGTATAATAAAAGATACAGAGATGAATATGGCCAAATGGTTATATGTGCTGATGGTATGAATACATGGAGAAAGGATTATTTTCCACAATATAAGGCACATCGCAGAAAACATAGAGATAACTCTGACCAAGATTGGACTGAAATATTCAGAATATTACATTTGGTAAGAGACGAAATAAAAGAAAATTTACCATATAAAGTGATACACATGGACGGCTGTGAGGCAGATGATATTATTGGTACACTTACAATGCAAACACAGGAATTTGGTATGAATGAACCTGTTATGATTGTATCATCAGATAAAGATTTTATACAATTACAAAAATTTAGTAATGTAAAACAATTTAGTCCGATACAAAAGAAAATGGTATCAGACGATAATCCAAGAACATATTTATGGAATCATATATTCAGAGGCGATAGTGGCGATGGTGTTCCAAATGTATTATCCGGCGATAATACTTTTGTTTCAGAATCAAAACAAACACCTTTGAGACAAACCAAAATAGATGATTGGATTCATAATGCAGAAAGGCTGAGAGAGGTAATGCCAGAAGAGCAATACAGAAATTATCAGCGTAATAAAACACTTATTGATTTGGCTGAAATCCCAGAGGATATACAAACTAGCATTATAAATACTTTTAATGGTCAAAAACCTGCAATGAAAATGAAGGTTTTGAATTATTTAATTAAAAAAAGATGTAATAACTTGATTGAGTCAGTGGAGGAATTTTACAATGGCTAAAAAACTAATATCAGAAGTACTATCAAACGCTTCTAAAATAACTAAAAAAGCAGACAGAATGGTCTATCTGCAACAAAATAAATCACCAGCATTAATGGATATTCTCAGAATAAACTTTGATGAAGATGTTGTATCAATATTACCAACAGGAGCTCCTAGTTACGAAAAGGACGACGCACCTGCTGGGCATGAATATTTAAACCTACATAGAGGTCATAGAAGATTTAAATACTTCTTTAAAGGTCCTGTGGCAAATGAAACACCAGCTTTACGAAGAGAAGGAATGTTTTTATCTTTTATTGAATCACTACATGGCGATGAAGCAGAATTGGTTATAGCGGCCAAGGACAAATCGCTAAAATATAAAGGTATTACAAAGAAATTTGTACAGGATACCTTTCCAAATCTAATTAAAAAGTAGGAGGCACGCTTATAAGAAAATCCCTTGTTATGTTTTTATATTAATTTTTTAAAGGAGAACGGATATGGAAATAACAAAACATGAAGATAGGATACTTAGAGATAAGAGAGCAAGAAAACGCAGAAAAACTATCAAAAATTTAAGGGAACTTAGGCAACACCGATTCTATGCCAAACAAAAAAAGAAAAGAAATAAAGTTTGACCCAAAGGAATTAGCCAACTCAAATAGGATTTATAAATCAGCAACACCAAAACAGGATTTATCCTGGTATATTAAATGGTTTGCATCAGCTGTATTATTGGCAGGAATGTCAATAAGAGGAATCGATGGACTCCAATACTGGGATTTAATCTGCTCTATTATAGGAGTAAGTGGTTGGTTATGGGTTGGTTTATTATGGAAGGACCGTGCTTTAGTTATTCTAAATGCAGCAGGTTTGGTCCTATTATTGAGAACATTTTTACAAACACTTTACAACATCAGCATTATGTGATATAATATACTATATTATGAATATCTTTATATTAAACGTTGACCCTATTGTCGCTGCGCAAGAGCAGTGCGATAAACACGTAGTGAAAATGATTGTTGAATCTGGTCAGATGTTATCAACAGCACATCGTATGCTTGATGGTACAGTCGAAAGAAGGCCATCAAAATCAGGAAAAACAACTGTTAATTATTGGGCACTTCCAGATGAACGAGAAGATATAATGTATAAGGCTGTGCACTTTAACCATCCATGTTCAGTATGGACACGCGAGGGTTGTTGTAATTATACATGGCATTATACTCATTTTATTGCACTATGCGAAGAATATACATATCGATATGGTAAAGTGCATTCAACAGAAACAAAATTAAGAGAACCACTTAAAAAAATGCCAGCAAATATACCGAGAACAAATGGTCGAACACCATTTAAACTTGCCATGGCATCAGATATAGATGAATGTATTGTTCATGATTTAGGTGGTGTTAATCATGTGAAAACATATCAAAATTTTTATCAAACAAAACAAAAGAGGTTTAAAATGGATTGGTCAAAAAGACCAGTACCAGAATGGTTTAATGTTATTTAAATTCCACAATCGTAAATTCGATAACATGGGTAGATACTATGATGTCGTTCGTGACGCTATGAAAGTATTAGGACACAACGAAGTAAATGGAGACAATCCAGCTGATATACATTTTTATAATCATATGTGTAATGAGGACCATATTCCTGGAATGTATATAATAAAACCAACAGCACCTACAAGTAAACATTTCCAAATATGTTCATGGGGTTATGCAAACTCTTCTGAAATAACATTCGAGGACCCTTGTTGGTGGGCATTTGTAAAACATTCTAAAAAACAATGGGACACTATTCAGGATATGGTACAGAGAAGAGCCAATAAATGGGACGATTCTATTTTATTAAAATGGAAGGATTCAAAAGGTATACCAGATGACCATATATTAGTTATTGGCCAAATGCCAGACGATGAAACTGTGCATGGTTTTGGATTTGGTGACCATATAGTAAAATTAAAAATGATTGTTGATAAATTACATAGCAGAAATGTTGTAATTAAATTACACCCGAGATATAAAAATCCAGTGTTAGTGAAAAAATGGGAAGACGCAGGACATACAGTTATTACTGGTTATCAATCAATACATAGTATATTACCAAAAACAAGAGTAGCAATTACAGAAAATTCAACTGCTGGGATTGAATGCATGATGCATGATGTTCCAATTATATCGTATGGATATCCTGATTATCATTGGATAACACAGGATTTGAGAATATTAACACGCCTAAATAGTTATATAGATAACTTACAATGGTTTAACAAACAACAAAGTAGAGATTTTTTATGTTGGTATGTATTTAATTATTTATGTACTGATGTAGAAAATACAGTGGAAAGATTAAAGGAATTATTATAATGCCAACATATGAATTTAAAAATACTGAAACAGGCGAAGTGTTTGAAAAAATAATGAAGTATGATGATAAGGTTAAATTTTTGGAAGAGAATCCTAATATACAATCTTATTATTCAAAATTAAATATCGATTACGATGGAGGTGGTTCTGTATTATCAAAGGCTGGTTCTGGTTGGAAGGAAGTACAAGATAGAATTAAATCAGGGATGCCACCAAAAGATAGACACCGCATCAAAACAAAGTGAAACTTGTGGCCAAAGGAAAACAATTTAGAGTATTCCATGATAAATTATTTGGGATATGGTCATATTTTATTTTAGAGGATAGTACGAACAGTACAAAAAGTCAAGGTGTTGATTATAATGTTAAATTAACAAATTATTATTTTCAAACAATTCATCAGATGAAATTAATTTGTAACGATATGTTTGATGATGGTTTATCGCCTGGTGTTTGGAATCCAATACAAAAAATACAACATAAACAATTATGAAATTTACACATGAACCAATTGATTTAGGTTATTACGACTTAAAAGCTACAACAACTAAAAAAGGGAGACAATATGTTGACCCAGAAGGTAATAAATATCCATCTATTACTACAGTCCTTTCAATATTATCCGAAGAGGGTATCGCAAAATGGAGAGCAAGAGTAGGTGAAGAAGAAGCCAACAGAGTATCTAGGATTGCTTCTACTCGTGGAACAACGGTACATAATATTATTGAAAAATATGTCGCGAATGACCCTGAATATATTAAAGGGGAAATGCCACATAACATACAAACATTTAAAGATGTTCAAGGAGTTATTGACGAGGGTGTAACAAAAGTATATCAACAAGAGGTTCCATTATACTCTAAACATTTAGGAGTTGCTGGAAGAGTTGATTGTGTAGGTCAATGGAATGGAGTTGATTCAGTTATCGATTGGAAAACATCTCGTAAATTAAAGAAAAAAGAATGGGTATCTGGTTATTTTATGCAATGCGCAGCATATGCAATTATGTGGGAAGAGAGAACTGGTATGCCAATAAAGCAATTAGTCGTATGTATTGCAGGTGATGAAGGTCCTCAAGTATTTGTTGAGGATAGAGATAACTGGACTGCTGACTTGATAAATACTATTAAGGAATATAAAACAAGGAAAATGTTCGGGAGGTAATATGGCACATGTTGACAATTTTCTACTTACAGCTTTAATTAATAAATTAGAAGGCGATATTGAAGTCGCCAGAGCTAATATTAAAGTATATGAAAGACAACCAGTTGGTATTGGTGAGCACATTGATATAGTGGAAACTATAGAAAAAGAAGTCGCTAAGATAGCCGACGCACACGATAAAATAGAAGCTATAAAAACATATTGTGTATAAATAATAGGTGTTTACATTTACACAGAAATGTGTTATAATATACCTATGTTAAAATTTAACGATTACATTACCGAAAGAGCGAGCAAAGGTTTGACAATCTTTGACATTGACGATACACTATTCGTATCGAAAGCTCGTGTATTAGTTAAAGATAAAAAAACTGGTAAAACAAAACCATTAACTCCAAAACAATTTAATAGTTATAAACTAGGAAGTTCTGAGGAGTTTGATTATGGTGAATTTAAATCGTCTAAAATATTTAATCAAACGGCGACACCAATTGGCAGAATGATAGCAAAGGCAAAAGCCATTGTTAAAAATGCAACTGCCAAAGGTAGTAAAGTAATTATTATTACTGCAAGAGCAGATATGGACGATAAAAAATTATTTTTAAGAACATTGGATTCACATGGTATACCATTAAGGAAAGTCTTTGTTGAAAGGGCTGGAAATGTTGGTGGTGGAAACAGTGCACAAAATAAAGCAGTTGTTATTAAAAAATATTTAGATACAGGTGAATACGCAAGGGTCAGATTGTTTGATGACCATAAAGAAAATCTACAAGCTTTGTTAGATTTAAAGCGTGAATATCCAACAGTTGAAATGTTTGCTTATTTAGCTGACAAAAATGGTAATGTAAAGAGGATAAAATAATGAATGAATATTTAATTGAAACTAATAACATGAATGGTGGATTACAAAAGGTATATAAGTTTGAAAATGGACTTGGTGCAAGTGTTATTCGACATAAAGGTTCCTATGGTTATCGTAAAGGATTGTGGGAAGTTGCACCTTGGAACGAAGATAGAGAATTTATTGGTATGACCTATATGGAATGGTCAGACGATGTACGAGGCCACCTTAATGACCCAGAAGTGGATAGAATATTAAGACAAATTAAGGAGATATAATGCCAGTAAAATTAGGAAAATCACACAAAACAATAGATAGAGCTACTAAAAAAGTTACAACACATCACCCGTATATTTCAGGGTTCGCAAAAGCAGAACTTATAGAGAAATATAACGATGATAAAACTCGTCCAAAGGACAGACAAAAAATTAAAAATGAATTAGTCAGAAGAGGCGGAGTTGTATTTAACTAATGAAAACAAACTTAGAAAGGATTAAGGAAGTACTTAATCTGGATGCTTGGAGAAAAAAGCAAAAAACTTTATTTAGAAAAAGAATTTTTAGTACTATATTAGCGATTTTACTAATCGGTGCGGTAGTATATATGTGGTATAATGGATATGTCTAAACAATGGCACGGCGGAAAGGGTTCGAAAAGAAGAAACTCTAATGAAGAAGCATATGCTGATGGTTGGGAATTAGCATTTGGAAAACCAGAACCAAAGGTTAAGGCCAGAAAAGCACAACCAAAACATTCTGTTACACAAATACATAAGGATAAATCAAAAGTCATACCTAGACATTATAAATATAAAAAAGAGGAAGAGTTATGAGTATAGATTTAGA